TCCAGGATCGTCTTGATCGGCTCGATCAGGCGCGGACCCAACTGACCCCCGCTGCGGTCCCCGAAGAAATCTCCCTTGCCGCCGAGCCTGATTGACAGACAACGTAGAAACTAATAGTATTTTCCTGTCAGGCGGTACGGGTAGTCCCTGGAGCTGAGGGACCCTCGTTGTATCAGGGGCCAAGCTGCGCGGAAACCTGGCAACTAAATGCAGATGGGAATAGAGCGACACGCTTTGGAGCGTGTAGGTCGCGAGGCTGGCGAAACCCCGCCGACGGGTAACCCGTCGTAGCTCAGTGCCAAAAGGTGCCGGTCGTACTAGGAACTGGAGGGCCAACATCTCCCACCGCGCTGAGCGGCGGACAACAAATGATCTAGCGCACCGTTTAGGACGGCAGCGGGAGATCGACTCAGCTACCAAATGAAGACAGGCACGAATCGGTGGACGAGTGGCTAAGTCGCGTCCCTGAAAGGACGAGATCGAGGGTTCGACTCCCTCCCGGTAATTCGTAGAGCCTCCTAGTGGTTCGCAGACCTGTTTCGCGCCCTGACAGGGGGCGCAATACAAGTTCTCTGTGACACATGGAGTGAAGTGGAAGATCGACTCGACAAGATCGCAGCCCTGGAGCCGAATTGGGACTCCTACGGCGCTCTGTCGATCGACCCACGTGCTGTGGCCGAAGTGCGCAGCTTCCTCAAGAAATGGCCCAAGGGCTGGTCAAAGCCGTTCATCGTGCCGACCACCAACGGCGGCATCGCCCTCGAATGGCAGGACGACGAGGACTTCACGATGATCTGGAACCCCGACGGCACCTTCCGCGTGGAGGAGGACGATGACGACTGACCCAACGCCCAATCACGGTCCCGGCTGCACGCTCGGCCAGCCCTACGGCGAGTGCGCCCCTGCCTGTGGGATTCAGCCCTACCAGTGGCGGCTCCTCGAAAGCGCCCAGATTTACGTCGATGAGTTCGGCAAGCAGTGGGTGGAGCCGAGCCTCAAGCAGGCCGAGACCTACGAGCGCGCCTGGACCGCGACCCATGAGGATGTCTACAAGTGGGCTGAGAAGCTGCCCTACTCGTTCAAGAAGAAGAGGCCCACCGAGCAGTTCATCGACATGCTCAAGCGGCTCCGTGACGAGGAGGCCACCTACAACCGCATCCTCGATGAAGCGGTCGATGCGCTGTCGTGATCGTCTGCTACTCGCGCTGCCTGTACTGCGGGCGGCGCACACCCCACGAGGTCTGTCACGAGCATTGGGCCTCTCCACCCGAGGGTGACGACCGTGAATTCCAGGAAGTCCTCGATGCGCTCTGGGCAGAAAGCTACAGCGCCGAGCCTGAACTCTGCGACAGCCCCACCTGTCCCCAAGCCAATACGTGAGTGGTATGAGCGCCTAGCCATGCAGTACGACACGATGGAGAAGATTCGTGCTGACTACTTCGACGCCACCAAGTCGCTCGACGAGCTGAACGAGACGATCGAAGCCCTCAAGGTTTTCACCGAACAGCGGAAGCAATACGACACCCTGCTCGACACGGCCGTCGATGAACTCCTGGAGAACTGAATTGCCCTTCATCAACGTATTCCTCAACGACGACCTGCACCAGGCGTTGAAGGACCTATCGAAGCAGCAGCACCGCCCGATGTACTGGCTGGTGCCGAATCTCCTGGCCGAGGGTGTGGTCAAATGGGAGCAGCTCACATCCCGAGAGAGCACCGAGGCTACCGAGCGAGCCGTCCTTGAGGTGAGCACCGTACGAGCAAAGCGAGCCGTCAGTCCCGAGAGCACCACGCCACCGAAGCGAGCCGTCAGTCCCGAGAGCACCACGCCACCGAAGCGAGCCGTCAAGCAAAACGGCACCGCAGCCGTAGAGCGAGCCGAGACTGGCAATAGCACCGTGGAAAGTGAGCGAGCCGAAGCATCAGACAGCGCCGGAGTAGACGAACGAGCCGGGGTAGGGCAGAGCACCGAGGTACTCGATCGAGCCAGTACGACAGATGGCACCAAGGAACGTGAGCGAGCCGTCGAAGCTGACAGCACCGTGCAGTCCAAGCGAGCCGTGAGCGTTGATAGCACCATGAGCGTAAGCGGTGGCCCCGAGGTCGATGAGATCGATTTCGGGGTCATTTCCTCCAATTTCGGCGAATCGAGGCCCGCACCGAAGCCGGGATCGGGGAAAAAGCGCGGAAATCGCTAAAAACGGCTGTCAACCCACGAAAACGCCGTTTTATGGGGGAAAACCGCTGTAAAGTCTGACAATGCCTGATTTGGTCACCAGAGAAGAAATGACCGAGAAGCTCGGTAGTGGCATCACGCCCGAGCAGGTCTTCATGATCGCCTTGGGCATGATCCTCGACATGAACGGCGGCAGGTTCACCTACAACCAGGCTCAGCTCTCCGATTTCCGCTCCATTCACGGGGATTTCGGCCAGTTGGGCATCCAGGTCGATGGCGACACGATCACGGTCTTCCTCTACGACGCTCCGGTCGCTCGTGCCTGATGGCAGAACCAGGAAAGGTCGAGGTAGAGGTCAGGACCCGACTTTCAGAGGAGGGGCGGCGTGAGCTTGCCGAGATGGTTCGCCGCATGGATGAGGCGTCGCGCATGGTAGCCAGGCTCCCGGTCGCGGCAGCGAAGCCGATCCCTCGCAGGACGACGACGACACGGCCCTCGCGGGCGAAGAAGCCGGAGCCGTCACTGACCGAGTACATCCGCAAGGAGTACGAGGACGATCAGGTCCTCCAGGCGTTCGCCGACATCATCGATCACAACCCGGCCATCTGGCGCGCAATGGGTGTCCTGCGCAACCTGGACATCAAGGCGGGCGATGGCTTGCGCGGTTGGAACGTGGACCGCAGGATGGAGGTTCGCGAGGCGCTGACCACCACCGTCGTCCTCGAAATCATCGATGTGGAAGGAACCAAACGTGCCCGATCTTGACGATCCGCGAGTAGGCGTTCTGTCGCGCGCCCTGCATACCTTCAATGGCCGTGGGTACTGCACCGCAGGCAAGCACCTGCCCGGACTCAACTTCTTTTGCTACGACGAGGCCCGTGCGCTGCTGTCCGCGCTTGATGGTGACAGCGAGCCTGGCGAGTACGTTGTGCCCAAGAAGGCGCTCACGCTGTCGGCCCGTCAGCAGAACAAGCCCAAGACCCGAGCGCGCGTTCACCGCGTATGAAGGCGATCTCAGTCCGGGAGTTCATGCGCGGTGGCTACAAGCTCATCATGGAGCCGACCATCGTGACCAAGCATGGGCGGCCTGTGTTCACCGTGCTTCCGCCGTGGCTACCGGTGGACATCGGGACGATCAAAGACACCCGTTCTGAGGTCAAAACCTCTAGCCGATGACAGAATTCGCGTGCTACGCTTCACACGCTCGACGCAAGCCTGTCGCGTTGGCACCCCGATCGGCGGGGGGCATCGCTTCTGATTTCCTTCCTTTGCGGTGCCCCTCGTGATCTACACGATGGGTGCTGTGAGGAAGTTCTCAGCGGCGCATGTCCTCACTGGTCATCCAACGTGCGGCAAAATCCATGGGCACACGTTCCTGGTGCGAGTCATGGTCCAGGGCGACCCTGAGCCTGACATCTTCAACTTCGTGGTCGATCCCAAGGTGTTCCACGAACGGCTCGACGCCCTAGTCGCCGAGCTGGCTGGCCGACACCTCAACGAGATGCTGCCCGGCGTGATTCCGTCCGCGCAGGGCATAGCGATCTGGTTCTGGGAGCGCCTGGCGCTTCACTACCAGCTAGATGAGGTCAAGGTGTGGCAGGACGACGTGGAAGCAGCTCTCCGACGAGAGCAATAGAGGTCGATACCGCCCCGATCCGCTCGTTCGTTCCAAATCCGTGGAACCCGAACGTCATGGAGCCGTTCGAGTACGAGAAGCTCCTGGAGTCGATGGAGCGGTTCGGTTTCACCGATCCGGTCACGGTCAGACCCAAGGCGGGCCAACTGGAGTTGATCGACGGCGAGCACCGCATCAAGGCCGCGAGCGAACTCGCGATCGAGCACATTCCGTATCTGAACGTCGGGCCGATCCCCGATGACGAGGCAATCGCTCTCGGCATCATCCTCAACGAGCTGAAAGGTCGCCACGACCCCAAGAAGCTCGGATCGCTGCTGGACGACCTGTTGAGCAAGGGCAGCCCGGAAGAGGTGCTCAAGGGAATGCCGTTCACCGGCGAGGCCCTGGCTGGGCTAACAAGCCTGTCGAGCTTCGACTGGAGTTCGCTGGAAAGCAAAAAGCCGACAGCTCCAAATCCTTCATCGAGGAAGGGAAGCTCCTGGGTGGAGCGCACATTCCGCTTGCCGGACGAGGTGAACCTTGTGCTCGACGAGGCCATCGAGAAGGCCAAGGACGGGGACGAGATCGAGGACTGGCAGGCACTAGAGCGGGTGGCGGCTGACTTCCTCGCTAACTAGGAGGAGTCATGAAGGGACCACGCAAGTACGACCCGAAAGCGGTCGAGCACGAATACGTGACCGGCGACATCAGCCTCCGGGCGCTGGCCGCCGCACATGGCGTCTCGTTCAGCTCTCTTGCCGCGTATGCGCGCAAGGAAGATTGGGCGGGCAAGAAGATCGCCTACAACAGCGCGTTGTCGCGCAGGACCTACGAGACGATGGCTGCCGAGGCGGGCAACCTCAAGGGCGTCGTCCTGGAGGACTCAATAAAGGTATTGCGCGCCACGCTGACGGTTTTCGCCGAAGGGCTGGCCTCGCGCAAGATTCCTGTCTCACCGAAGGACGCGATGGACGCGATCCGAACGCTAGCCGTCCTGCTGGGCCAGGAGGAAGGAGGTGCCGGGGATGATCGAAACACCACCATCAACGTCACCCCGAGGCCGGTCGATGCCGACTTCCTCCGACGAGTTGCAGAAGCTGCTAGAGGACAAATCGCTACCGACAGCATTCTGGGAGGAGCTGCTCCAGGCGAGCCTCCGGGAACTCGCCCGAACTGACGTTTTCAGCTTCGGTGAGTACGTCTTCGGCTATGAGGCCGCTGACCACCACCGAGAGCTGGTTTCCTGGATTCTCGATCGTCTCGCGGCGGGAGAGCATGGTGTTGTCCTCGAACCACGTGGTCATGCCAAGACGACGTGGGCCAACACCATCCTCCTGTCGTTCCTCGTAGCGCAGCACGCCAACATCAGGATCGGCCTGATCTCGAACACCGCGAAACAGGCAAACGCCTTCTCGCGTGCTATCCGCTGGACGTTGGAGGCCAACGACCGGTTCAAGCAGATATTCGGCAACCTGGCAGGCGACCACAAGTGGACTGACGTTGAGTGGGTCCAGCGCGGGTCACCGCTGCATGGCTCGAAGGACGTAACGATGTACTCCGCCGGAGCGGGCGGGGCCATCATCTCCAAGCGTTTCGACCTGATTCTCTGCGATGACATCATCGATGAAGAGAACTACGCGAATCCTGAGCAGGCCGAGAAGATCAACACCTGGTTCTGGAAGACGCTCAAGCCGTGTCTCGCTCCAGGTGGCTCGGTGATCATGATCGGAACGCGCTGGGCAGAGGGTGATCTGTACCAGCAGCTCATCGACGATAAGAAGTGGCCCTCGCTCGTGAAGAGCGCGATTACCTACGACCCGGCTGACAAGAAGCGCCAGAAGCCGATTGCCCTGTGGCCAGCCGTTTGGCCGATCAACAAGCTGGAGCAGGAGCGCCGGGACATGGGCAGCGCGATGTTCGCGTGCTCGTATCTGAACGACATCTCCGGCCTGATGACAGGCAACATCTTCCTGCGCCAGTGGTACGCGCAGCACTACTTCCGGGAGCTGCCGAAGGGCAAGCGTTACCGCTACAAGATGGGAGTCGATCTCGCGACAAGCGAGCGTGAGGAGGCGGACTACACCGCCAGGGTCACGATCGCCGAGGACGAGGACATGAACGTCTACGTTCTGTCAGTGGTGAGAGATAAGCGGGCCACCGGTCACCGGAACTTCGTTATCGACGGCGCTCATGCTTATCCACAGCTTGAGCGCATTTTGGTGGAGAACAACCAGTTCCAGTCGGCCCTTGTGCAGGACCTGTTGAGTACCACCCGGCTACCGGTCATCGGTAAGCGATCTGACGTGGATAAGGTCACCAGGGCGCGTGCAGTCGCTGCTCGGTATGAGGCTGGCAAGGTGTTTCATCATCAGTCACTAGAAGGCTCGAACTTCGAGGTCGAGCTGCTCCAGTTCCCCAAGGGCCACGATGACATGATCGATGCCCTGGGACTCGCAATGGAAACCGGCTCATCCGGCTTCTTCTTCGGATCGATCGGGAGGTAGCTGTGGGCGAGCCATTGGTCAACGTGGAGTTCCGGGACGGCGAGAAGCTCGTCCCGCACCACGTAGCCGTGCTCATGAAGGGGTTGGACACACACACGATGACCTACGACCAGGCCATCAGGGCAGCGAATCAGGCACTGATGAAGAACCGGCTCGATCAGGCCCAGCGCGACCTGGTGAACACACATTTCCGAGTGAACCGCTGATGGGCGCTGTCGTCCAGGCTGTTCGCTCGTTGGTGCCGGTCACGCTGTCGGGCAAGTCATCTCCGAAGAACCTGCCGCCGTCGTCCTCGTACGCGGTCGCTACATCAAACGACAAGGGCCGCGTTGGGAAGTCCAACGTGGCTCTGTTCCGTAATTGGGCCGAGCACTCAGAATGGGTACGCGGGGCGGTCAACATTCGGCGTAGCCAGGTCTCATCCGCCGAGTGGAAGATCGTCCCCGCCGACAACACCAAGCCCTACCCCAAGCGGCTCCAGCGCGACCTGGAAGAGTTCCTGCGCACGCCGAACCCGCGCAACGACAGCTTCCGTAGCTTCATCGAGCCTGTGATCGAGGACCTGATGGTGCTCGATGCTGGCTGCGTCGAGAAGGTGCGCAACCTCCGTGGCGAGCTGTTGGAGCTGTGGCCGGTCGATGGCGGCACGGTCAGGGTCAATGCGCTGTGGGACGGCGACCCGCTGGAGGCGCGCTACTTCTGGTATCCAGACAACTGGCAGGAGCGGGCACGCTGGCTCAACCGGGACTTCATCTACATGATCGCCAACCCGCGCTCGTACTCACCAGTCGGCCTTGCGCCGCTGGAGACCCTGCGCATGACGATCGAGGCCGAGCTGTACGGCCACGAGTACAACGCTCGCCAGGTTCGAGGCGCTGCGCCAGACGGCGTTATGGACCTGGGTGAAGGAATCACGCGCGATCAAGTAATAGAGTTCCGCACTTTCTTCGAGCAGGAGGTCGCGGGGCGTGGCGCGATGGGCTTCATCGGAGGCTCGAAGAACGCCAAGTGGATTCCGTTCCGGTCGAGCAACCGGGACATGCAGTTCCTTGAGTGGCAGGTTTACCTGGTTCGGAAGATCGCGGTCGTCTTTGGTCTGTCGCCACAAGACCTCGGTGTCACGTTCGACGTGAACCGTTCCACTGCCGAGATTCAGCTACAGATCAGCGAGGACCGTGGTCTCCGAACCCTCATGAGCCTGCTCCAGGACTACCTCACCGAGGAGATCGTCTGGGACGAGTCATGGGGCGGCGACAGCAACAACCTGGCGTTTCGCTTCACGGCGCTCAATCTCAAGGAAACGACGGCCAAGGCGGAGATCAACAAGCTCGCGCTGGCCGGTACGCCGTGGAAGACACCTAATGAGGCGCGCATCGAGGACGGTCGCGAGCCGCTCAAGGGTGAGGAGTACGACGACTTGATCATGCAGACGCCACAGGGCGCTGTGCGGGTCAGGGACATCCCGACGGTACGGGAGCTTATCGAGCTACAGGCCCAGAGCCGAGGACGGCCTCCGGGCGCGCAATCGCCAACAGCGGGATCGAAGCCATCGGCCCAGAAGTCGCTCACGGCGGGAGCCTCACCGGACGACAGTCCCACCGTCTCACTGGAGGAATAAGTGGCAGCAACTGTGACCCTGCGCGTCTACACGGGCGCGAGCGCGGGAACCGAGTCGGCATCGGTCTCCGGTATCGACTTCGAGAGCGCCGACAACGCGACCAACTCGTTGGCCAACCGCCAGGCCAACCCGATCACCGTGGGCACCAACAGCTACGAGAAGTGGCTCAAGCTCAAGGTGGATGCGGCCCCGGCCAACGGCGTGACCAATTTCAAGGTCTGGGGTGATGGCGCGGTCCAGACATCCACTACCCTGAACTTCACGGGGGCGTACGTCACCGGTGCCACCCCGACTACGGGCACGAGCACCGTCGCCAACGCGGGCTTCACGACGTATACGTCGGGGAACAAGGCAACGTGGGACAGCGCCGCATACACGGCCACGAACGCGACCACCAAATATGCGGTGTTCCAGCTTGCCGTCGATGCAACCTGTGGTCCTGGCAACTGGACCCAGGAGACGATCTCGTACAGCTACGACGAGACGTAGGAGATGGAAATCGGAGTTGGGACCTTCCTGCTTCTCCTGCTGGTGATCGTCGTGATAGTGGTTCTCGTCCGCCGATGAGCCTCACCGTGCTCTGTCCATCTCGTGGGCGGCCTGATGCAGCTTGGGCGTTGTGGGACTCCGTAGAGGCCACACGCCGGAACCCGCATACCCGCTTGGTGTTTGTTCTCGACACTGATGACGAGACGATGCCTGAATACATCCGCCCACGGGATGGCCACGAGCTGATTGTTCGTCGGCCAGAGCATCCGAACAACACAGGCATGAGCGCCGCGCTCAACGCCGGTGCCAAGGATGTGCTCGCTCAGTGGCCGGAGGAGCGTGTTCTTGGGTTCGTCGGAGACGACCATCGTTTTCGCACGCCAGGCTGGGATGACATCTTCCTGGAGTCGCTCAACGACCGACCGGGCTTCGTCTACGGGAACGACCTGTTCTGGAAGAACGGGGAAATCCCGACACAAATCTTCATGAGCGCCGGAATCGTGAAGAAGCTGGGCTGGATGGCGTTGCCGACAGCTCATCACCTCTACCTCGACAACACCTGGCTGGAGCTAGGGCAGGCCACCGGGTCGATCCGGTACTTCGCCGATGTCGTCGTGGAGCACATGCACCCATCGGGTGGCAAGGGCCAGTGGGACGATCAGTACCGCAAGAACAACTCGGAGGCCATGTACCACCATGACGCGACGGCTTTCGCGGAGTGGCGCGATGGCGAGCAGTTCATGGAGGACGTGAAGAGGGTCCGCCAGGCGCTAGTGCAGAAGCAGCGGGTCAATGCTGCGTGAATGCCCTCTTCTCGAAGGTCAGCGATCGGCTGACTGAGTGGGCGGGGTCGCCGTTCGCGGTGCTCCTCGCTTTCGTTGGTGTCGCGGTCTGGTTCGTCACCGGGCCGCTGTTCGATTTCAGCGATACGTGGCAGCTCATCATCAACACGACCACGACGGTCATCACGTTCTGGATGGTGTTCCTGATCCAGGCCAGCCAGAACCGATCGGTCAAGGCCATTCAGCTCAAGCTGGACGAGATCATCGCCTGGATGGATGCGCAGGAGCCGAACGAGGCGATCGGCGCTGAGGAGAGGACGGAGCAGGAGATCGACGAGCTACGAGAGAGAGTGCGTAATGGACCCGAAGCCAGCGCCTGAGATCGATGAACTCGTTGCTCTTTCCGGCATCGAGTACCCCAATGGACATCCGTACACCCACATCACTTTCGTAATGGTGGTTTGGAACGATGCAGTCAGAGCAGCCAAGCTCCTCGCCTACGTCAGGCCCTACTTCGAGGCCCTCGTCGTGGGGGTCCAGGAGTCACCGGACGACACCCTCGAAGTGGCACGATCTGTTGCCGACGTGGTGGTGGAGGACGTTCACCACGGATTCGGGGACGCCACCTTTGGCCCGAAGCTCCTGCCCCGTGTGCGAACGCCCTGGACGTTGAAGCTCGATGCTGATGAGTGGCCGAGCAAGGACCTGCTCGACTCACTGAGCAGCGCGACCTGGTTCGCCGATCACAAGGCACATACACGGGGTGCCTGGATACCGTTTCGTTCATCGGTGGACGGAATCGAATACGAAGAGCAGCATTCCCACCTGCGACTCTTCCACACGAGTGCGGGCTGGCCCGCCCATCTGCACTCTCGACCACCTATCGAAGACGGGATTTGGTGGCCGACCGGGCACATTCGTCACGATCGCTCGCTTGACGAGATGATCCGCGACTACCTGGAGTACCTGCGTGTTGGCCAAGGAAACAGGCAGGTAACCGATCACAATGAGCTGATGATTCGTAGCGCCTGTCGCGGCACCGCCGAGAAGAAGGGCTGGGAGTACGTCAGGTCCCATGAGTGGTGGCCGCAGGTCGCGTCCATCGTAGGCAAGGAGGAGTAAGTGGCCGCTGCAATCACAGCGCGTTCAGCAACCGGGACGGTGGTCAACAAGCTGACCTTCGCCCACATCAGCGTGACCGGCGTTGACGACAACGACTCAGACGGTCTGGAGAAGCGGTACTACCTCCAGGCAACCCTGGCTGGCCAGGACACCCTCCGTTCGCACGTGTTCGGCCCGTCCTCGGACGGCAAGCACACGTGGGACAACGTGATGTTCCCGGTAGCCGGAGCATGGTCGGTGACCCTTCGCGATGTCGAGGATGACTCGACCGTAGCGACGTTGGCGCTGACTGTTGCGTGACACCCCTTCACGGGGGGCGGTCACGGGAGTTCCAGCTCCAGTACCACCTCGGGCGTAACGACGCACCCGAATTCGATCAGGGGCAGCCTGGCCGCATAGACCTGGCCCGCTTCCTGATCGAGAAGATTCTGCTCAAGGACCTGCACCGTCGCCCTCTCCGAATCGTGGAGCTGGGCTGCGGTGCCGGTGACGTATCTGGCCCGTTCAGCCAGAAGGCGATCTACACATATCCGCGTGGCGACATCGAGACCGTGGGGATCGAGGTTCATGGCATCGACGTTGTGCCGATCGCCAAGGAGAAGTGCGCGGCCCGGTGGCCAAGCATGAAGTTCACTTTGTCACCGGTGGAAGATATTGAGCCAGAGGACTGCGACATCCTGGTGATGACGGAGTTCCTGGAGCATCTCGCCGATCCGATGGCGGTGGCGAAGGCGTGGATGCCACATGCGAAGTGGGCTGTCATCGGACACCCGCTCAACGAGCCTGACCCGCCCTACGAGCACGGCCACTCGTGGTCATATACCGAGGAAGACTGGCGCAACTGGTTTGCGCTGACCCCGATGCCGATCTGGGAGATGTTCAAGTTCCCGATGGGCTACTACCCCGAGATGATCATGGGGCACGGCGGGACGCCGTAGGAGGAGAGGATGTCGCTCACGCCGTTCCAGAAGGCGAGCTTCCGGTTTCACAACCACTCGTCCGACCAGATCAGGGACCCGGAGACGGGTGATCCTGCGCAGGTGACGCCTGCGGCCAATGTCGCTTTGATCGCTGATCCGGCGAGCGCGACGGCCCAGGACGCCGCCGAGAAGGTCAACGCCGTGATCACCGCGCTGATCGACGCAGAGCTGATGGAGGCTTCGTGATGGACGCCGAGCCAGGCGAGGTCCTCGTTATCAACGACGAGGGGGACCAGGAATTCGTCGCACCTGAGCCGCAGCGTGCATATGAGTGGTACGGGCCGTGGACGGGTTCGGCGGGTAGCGGCAATACGAGCGAGACGAAGTGCGCTTGGGCGAGTGTCGCCGCTGCCTCTGCACGCAAGTACACGGGACCGTCGGCGATCAATATTCACGGCATCCGCGTAATGGCGACGCCTGGTACGCCAGGGACGATCGGCCAGCTCCAGGTCAGACTGCGCCGTCAGGCATCGGTCGCATCGCCGCCGTCCGCCTCAGCAGGCGACATCTTGAAGACGATGAATATCGCCGCGCCCGTCTCCGGCGTATATCAGTTCGACGAGGTGATCAGCGTGGCCGCAGGCGACGATATATGGGTCACGTTCCGCGCTGACAACAGTTGGGACGGTGCCTCCGTCGCGTTGCTGGTGGACGTACTGGCGTCGAGAGAGACCACTTGAGGGTTCTGGTAACCGGGGGCGCAGGCTTCCTGGGCCGTCATTTCGTCCAGGCGCACCTGGCTGATCACGATCAGGTCGTGAGCATCGATGACTTCTCCGGCACCGACATCGCAACCGTGCCGCAAGACGTGCTCGATGTGACCGAGCGGTGGGACGTGATCGAGTGGTTCCGTGACGCTGGCGACGGGTACGACCTCGCCTACCACTTCGCAGCTCCGGTCGGTGGGCGGATGAAGATCGAGGGTGACCCGATGTTCAACGCGCACAGCTTGGGCATCGATGAAGCGTTCTTCCGCTACGCGATCGATCACGTCGATCGAGCGGTTTTCCCCTCGTCCTCCGCCGTCTACGGGCGGGCGCTCCAGGCCGACACAGACGCAGGCGCGCTCCAGGAGTGGTTGTTCAATCCGCAGAACCCCAACTGGTTCGCTCCCGATGAGATGTACGGCTTCACGAAGCTAGTCGGGGAGATGTTGGCATGGAAGGCAGCCGCCTACGGTCTCAACACGCTGTGCATCAGACCTTTTTCCGGCTACGGCGAAGGGCAGTCATTCGACTATCCAGTACCGTCCATAGCTCGCCGTGCCCTGCTCAGGGAAGACCCGCTGACGATCTGGGGGAGCGGCACTCAGAGCCGGGACTTCATCCACGTGAGCGACATAGTGGAGGGGACCCGGAGACGCCTGGAGTACCCGCTCAAGGGCTATGACACGCTGAACCTGGGGGCGGGCAAGGCCGTCACATTCAAGATCATCGCCGAGATGTGCGCGGAGCTGGTGGGGTATGCGCCCAAGATTGTCACCGATGAAAGCAAGCCCGAGGGGGTCAAGAAGCGGTGGGCGGACGTGGGCCGCATGAGCTACTACCACCAGTCACGAGTGGGATTGCGCGAGGGGATGAAGCGCGTGCTTGCCGACATTGAAAGTCGGCTGGAGGTAACCGTATGAAGACCAAGATGGACCCGATCAGACATGATCATCGCCATCCGGTGAGTCACATCATTGGCGAGGACGGCGAATCCATTGTCGTGGGTGGCGGGGGCGGTGATGAGGGTGGCGAGGCCGGTGGCGCAGCCAACCTCTACTACCTGCCGTACGAAATCCCTGCGGATCAGGAGGAGGAGTGGGACCAGGTGCCCACCTACGAGACCCTGATCGTTGAGCTTTTGCCAGGCGAGATGGCCGAGGTGTACGGCTTCGATGGACAGGGCACGTACGTCATGCAGTTCAGGCTCTATGACGCCGAAGGCAAGCTCATGGACGTGCAGGGTGGCCTGACTGGCTATCGCTCCAGGTGGTGGGTTTCGGCCGATGGGACCATCGGCTGGCAGGACGGGGAGATGAGCGACAGCCCTTACACCTCCCTGCTGACCGGCCACGAAGAGCGGCCTATCGCACGAGCAGGCGTCGCGATCTACTACGGCAGCTATACGGGACAGGGGTCCCCCGCCTACAACGGCAACCTGTTCTACACGAAGCAGTCGGGGGTTGACATCGTTGCTGCCGACCCGATCACGCTGCCATGACCAGGAAGACTGACTTCATCAGGCGGGATCACCGTCACGTCACCGATGACGTGGTGGACAAGACGACGGGCGAGCCGCCTGCGTCAAGTGGCGGCGGCGGGGGAACGCGCTGGATTGGGCCTGTCCCGTGGAGCTTCGAGGACTATGGCGACATTGGTGATGGCGAGATGGGCATTGCGCTTCCGATCACCTTTGCCCAAGGCGATCTGGTTCTTGGTGGGACGCTCCTGATCGAAAGCACAGTGAACGGGGTTAGCTCGATGCTGATCGCGGCAGGGACGCCAGGTGAAGCCAACGTCATGACCATCGATGTTGACCAGTTGACCGGCGCTCAAAACAGCTCTGCTGGGTCGAAGCGAATGCGTTGGGGCATTTTCGGCACCACAGCCGTCCCGCGAGTCATGTACGTTGACGATCCAGATGTGTTCCAGGTTTGGATAGCGCCAACCGATCCACCTGAATCCGGGTCGGGTCAGGCGTTCATCTTCGTTGCAACACCCGAGGCCCCCGAATAGGAGAACCATTGGAAACACCGTTAGCGACGCTCGACGTTCTGAGCGCACGCGCGGCTAGTGAGCCGGAAGGCACTCTCGCCTTCCCTGTCCGAGACCACATCAACACCCTGACAGCGATGTCGCTGATGTATACGGACTGGAGCTGGCTCGAAGGCGCGCGCCTGGATCACCTGGTCCTTCACGGATCGATCCTGACGATGCAGCGCAACGAGGCCGTGCAGAAGATGCGCGGCAAGTACCTGATTTTCATCGATGACGACATGGTGTGGCCGCCTGATGCAGTCCATCGGTTGGTCGGCAGCTACATGGAGCTGCTGGACGCGGGCATTACCGAGCCGTTCATGGTGGGAGGGCTGTGCTTCCGGCGGACGCCGCCGTACCAGCCCACGCTCTACATGCGGGAGCAGCCGACGGCGGGCCAGTACAACTTCATGGAGGAGTGGACCGAGGGCCTAGTCGAGGTCGATGCCACCGGGATGGCGTTCGTTCTGATCCCGACGGAGGTTTTTGCGGCGGTTGCGGGCACGGAGATGCCGAGCTACGAAACGCGCCAGCGGCTGGGCGGCCTTCCGAGCTTTTTCAGGTGGGACAAGAACTTCGGAGAGGACCTCCAGTTTTGCCAGGATGTAAAGGCCGCAGGGGCGCGTATCTTCGTTGACACCCGGATCGAGATCGGGCACGTTGGCGAGGTCCAGATCGGTCACAAGGACTTCATCCAGGCGCTTGCCCAGCGATCGATGCCTGAGTACGCGCAGCGGCTCATCGTCAACAAGCGTATGGGTTTACCGACCGTCTCGCCAACCAAGGCCAAGGCGAAGCTGGGGTGGTAGACGAGTGGAAGGGTCCCAACCCGTTCTACCTGACGATCCAGACCGCCGAGGACGGCAACACGGTCATCGACCTTGACGAGACTGGATGGTTGACCACGTATGCACACCTTTTACGCAAACCGGGTGCATGGATGCTCAGCCACAAGGCCGTTTTACAGGCGGTTGCGATCATCCTGGTCCAGGAGGGAGAGCAGCCGTACTACACCGCACGTCATGTTGGAATCGCCTTCGGCGGTAGCGGCGAAATGATCGCGTACGGCATCGGCAAGAAGCGCCTTGATGGCCACGTTGATCGCATTTGGGTACTCCCTAACGGTGTAATTTGCACCGGGGACGACGTAGAGCCGCTAGTGCTCGCATTCATTAGAGCTGGAGGTGCTCAGGGTGGCGAAGCCCAAGAAGAAGGATGAGACCTACGAGAACGCCCACGGCGTTGATCTGACGGTCCAGATCGAAAAGGGCGGCAAGGGCAGCATCAAGGTTGTCCGTCCGTCCAAGGACGAGCCGGGCAAGGACGTTGCCGCAGACACGATGACCTACACAGCGCAGGACCTCGTGATCGTCGGCAGTGGCTTCCAGGATGGCGAGGTAGTGCTCAACTTCGACTCGCTCGATGGTCAGAGCATGAACACGCGCATCTCGGCTCAGGCCGTCGATGGCAAGTTCAGGGCGCTCCCACCGGTGTTCGGCTGGGCCGGTACGTGGCGGATCACCGCCTACGTGCCCCAGGAGAACGTCGAGGGCACCGACAGCAAGCGTGTGATGGAGATGGTCGATCAGGCAACGATCACCGTCGAACCGCACAGGGTCTAGGAGGACCAAATGGGCGACAAGGGAATCACCACGGGGTCAGTCGGCAAGAGCGCCGACGCAGTACAGACCGACAAGCCGGGCGGCAACGCCTCGGAGATGCCGGACGCGGCTGACGCGACCGAGGATCAGTCGGTCACGGTTGAGGGTCCGTCGGAGGCGCTCAGCGCCGACAAGGACCTGGAGGGCAAGGACGCCTGATGGCCGACAAGGACGACAAGAAGGACGACGCGCAGGAGCCGAACAGCGTCGATCTCCTGAACCGGCAGTATCGCGAGGAGGCTGAGAAGGCCGCCAAGGACGCGAAGCCGGAGCCGAATTCGGTTGACGAGATCAACCGTGAGGCCCAGGGCGGGAAGCCCACTGCTGCCGCTCAGACCGAGCAGCAGGAGGAGTCGCTCAACCCGCCTGGCGGGCTTGAGGAGGAGTCCAAGTGAGCGATCCAGGTGCGGAGGAGATGCGCTACATCCCCGACGCCGAGGACCCCACTCTCGCCACCGATGACGGTGACGGGACCAAGAGCTTGGGCTACAAGAAGTTCCCGCCCAAGCCCGGTCTGCCCACCGATGCTGATGACGCAGCTCGTGAGCAGGGAGACGATGTGGCGACCGACGAGTACGGTCGATCGATCGTCATGAAGAACCGCTAGCTGCACTAGCGGCAAGTGAGAAGCCCGCTCCGCGAGGGGCGGGCTTTCTAGTACCCCAATCCAATGGGGTGAGAGGCCAATCCAATGGCTGTTGCTCTCGTCGGCACAATCGGAACCAAGGTCCAGGGCACGGCGGGCGCTGCCGTGTCACCGGGTTGGGGAGCAGGCGAGAACCGCACCGCCGGTAACCTGCTGGTCCTGTTCGTGGGTGTCACGGGCACGGCGACACCCCCCACCGCGCCCGTCGGTTGGGAGCAGATCATTGAGACCGGCGCGGTCTCGTGTTCGGCTGCGATCTTCACCAAACGTGCTGATGGGGCCGACGCTGCGCCGACCGTAGCGGCGATTGCCTCGGGGGTTATCTCAGCGCAGCTCGCTGAGTTCTCGGGTGCCGTCGTCGGTTGGGATACGCGCGGTGCGCAGGATGGCGCATCTAGCCCGCAGACGGCAGGCTCCGTCCCCGCCGACGCCCTCAACGGTTCGTTGATGCTGATCGCATCTTCGATCTACAGAGGCGCGGCTGCGACCTCGACTCAGACGCTCTCGTCCAACCACACGACGCCAACCGCTGCGGGCAACAACAACGGCGTCAACTCGCAGCACCACTACGCCTTCGGCTATGGCGCGACCACGAGCAACTCCGGTGGCGACACCGCAGCAGTAAGCGCCTCGAACACGGCGAGCATCAGCCACGTATCTGTTGTCTTTGCC